CCTGCTCCTTACTCTCGCCCTCCTTAACAGGAAAAAAAGCACCATTGGGGAGTTGGATTTTGTCGGCCATAGCAGTTCTTAAATTGTGATCGGGGGGCGCAACCCCGAATGTTTTAGCGCTTGCCTATTATTACAAAAATCAACGCGGCAGGGTAGCCCCAAATTGTGCCGCATAGTTGGCAAAAGACAGGGGCGGTGTCAAAGTGTCTTTGCCTGCAAACGATTTCAAATAGTCAGCGTAAGAAGTGGTTACGCTGAACTTTTCAGTTTTTAATTTTTGAAGCGCAGTAGCGGCTGCGACGGCATCGTTATTGTTGTCTTTGAGCAGTTTATTGAAGATAAGCCGGTCAGGTGTGTTGAGCGTAGCAGCAATCTGCGCAGCAGACCGTGAGCTTTGTCCTTTTTCTTGCATCTCGGCAATGTTTTGCGCGGACTCCATCCGTTCGCGGTTGACGCCTACGTCCACAGTAGCCTTAAACATGTCCGCCGCTGTTCTGCGGTTCACATCAGCAGCCATACGGAGGCCATCAATACCGCGCTTCTCTGCGTCGATGCCCACATTGCGGATGTCTTTTTCGGCATCTCGGATTTGCTTGGCGGACATCTCAGCACGGTTGAGCTTCAAGTCCTCCATCTTGTCTCTGGCATCGTCTAAGCGCTCTTGTGCGGAACGAATCTTGTCCAAACCGGCAGCAAACTGCGCGGTGCCAACCTGCGCACCCTTGCCAATAGCCGTAGCCAATCCGCCCGGAGTGGACATGATGGACAGACCCGCGTTCAAAAGCGCCAAACCTGTGTTGGTGTCTTTCTGCTTGCCAATGTCCAATTCGCGGTCAGACAAGCGTTTCTCACGCCCCTTGTACGCGTCGTCAAATTTTGCTTGATCGCGCAAAAGTGCAGCTTTGTTTTCTTCGGTAGCAGCCCGTTCCTTCGCTTCCAAAGCGCCCAGCCTTGCTTCGGCAGGGTCTTTAAAGTCCTGCTTTTTAAGGATGTCCGAATACGTTGTGGCAAGATCGCCAAGCCCTGCTTGAGCGGCGGGAGCAACAGGCGCAACGGGGGGCTTATTACTGGCAGCAGAAGCCGGACGAGGACCCGCAACAGGGGGAGTTTTAACACTGGAAGCGGGGGGTGCAGTAGGGGGGAAACGGAGGGTTGGAGCACCCGGCGCAGCAGCTACGGGGGGTACTACTGCGGGAGCTACTGCCGGTAGTGTTGAAAATTGCTTGGTTGCGCCAACGTCTTGCGCCCCCATTGCCGCTCGTGTGGTGCCTGTGCCGGACATTTCTGCCGCATATGCAGCTTCCGCAGCGGCGACAGCTTGTTGCGCCGTGTTAAATTCGTTTTGTGCCGCCATAAAACCCTGCGGATCATCCCTACGCTGACGAAGCCCGTATGTGTACAGTGTTTGCTGCGCGGCGTCTCGCCTAGCGCGAGCGGCGTCAACCGCACCACCACCATCAAACCGCTGCACGTCTCCGCCACCACCAAAAGCCACGATGCCGCCACCGGCCATGCCCTGCATGTTGGGCGCTGGGAGAGCGCCGATACCCACATCTTCTGGCATGGGCTGCGGAGCCGGAGCCGCGCCCCTAGTGAACTCACGGTATTCCTGTTCTTTTTTCCGATCCAACTGCTGCATCAGCGCTTCCATTTGAGCGGGGTTCATTTCGCTCGGTGCCGCCATACCGGCAATACCTTGATCGACCACTTTGGGCTGCGGTGCCATACCTTGCTGGCCCTGCGCGGCATCGCGCATCTGCTTGCGGCGGTTAGACTCGGACAGCGCCAGCGACACCGTGTACGGGTCGTTCTTGTGCATCATGGCGTACTGCTGCAACGCTTGGTCTGGCATCCGGGCCAGTTGCGAAGTGATCTGATTGACGTTAATCATGGTTTACCCTTACGCCATTCTTGAGATTGCCAGCTCAGCCAGACCGGCAGGTCGGTCTATTACCGCGCCGCCTGCGGCACCAAACATCCCAAGTCTAGACGCGCCGAGCGCTGCCGTACCCAGACCCGCTGCTGTGGACAAGGCTGATGGTGGGGCCTGATAAATCTGCGATGACGACTGCGACAGCGGCAGGCCGCGCAGCATGTCGGACATGAAGCCCAACTGCTTGTACGGGTAGTTCTGCTGGTTCAAGAAGTCCTGATACTGCTGCGACATGATGTTCTGCTCTTGCTGCTGTTGCTGCGTGCCGTAAGACTGCTGGAGCTTGTTGATGTCCATGCCCTGAGCAAACTGCTGACCGCCGAGCTGACCCATCTGACCCGCACCCTGCAACGCCGTCTGAAGACCTTGAAGGCCAAGACCCGCGCCGTACTGTTTGGATTGCTCTCCGAGCTGCTGCGCCTGCATGCGGCGTGCTTGGTCGGCGTTGAACTGGGCTTGCGCCTGCTGGTAAGCGGACTGCAAACCTTGCGCTTGAATGTCGCCCTTTTGCATGGCCAGATTCCGGGCAGCTTCGGCGTCCATAATGGCTTGGCGACCACCGCCAAACGCACCCGATCTAACGGCTTGAGCGCCTCGCTGTGTACCGGCAATGTCTGCTTGACGCTGGGCTTCGCGCTGCTGGATGTCAACAACACTCTGCATGTACGGAGACATGTACTGCTGCGCGTCTTGCTGCCCGAACTGTCCGCCTTGGAACTGAGTTGGGCCGTAGTTCGTGCCCAGAGCGCCCAGCGTAGCTGCCCCCGCATACTGACCACCAAGCCCAGACAGGCCAGAAGTCTGCATGCCTTGAGCGCCTTGGAACGCCTGCTGCTGCATAGGGGTAAACCCGGCGATACGGTTGGCATCGTAGGTCTGGTACGGGGTGGCGGTCAGCGCTTCGGTCTTACCCAGCAAGCCCTCAACGTACGGCTTCGCATAGTCGGGGATGCTTGTCTGCGTAATGTTTGTTTGTGTTGGTTCGGCCATTTCGATTCCTCAAATATTTATGCTGGCAGAAGTTTTGCTGCGCGGGAGTTCGTTGCCACTTTGTCTTTGCCGACTGTTTTCTTGCGGGCTTTCTGCACCCGGTCCATCATGGCGTACAACTGACGAGCGCCAGCTTCAGTCGAGCCGTTACCCAGCTCAGACACAATGCGTGCGGGGACTACAAACTCACCATCGGCAAGACGGGCTTCTTGTTTGGCCCCAATACGTGCGGGAATGCTGTCCGAGACGCCATCACCGGGGCCGCGCAAAAGTCTGCCGCCATCGGAGTAGTCGCCGAGATTGGCGATGCCGCCTTGAGCCAGCGCAGTTAGACCGCCACCAGCAAGAAACGAACCCAAATCACCCCCGCCATAACCACCGGGGTCTGCACCAGATGTAAAACCAGAGCTTTCTTGATTGGAGCCACCGCCACCTTCTGCGGGGTTACCCACGCCCGATTCGTAGCTTGTTTGGCCCATTGCAGGCATTCCCGCATAGGTGCCCGTGTTATCCACCGGAATACTGAAATTAGGCATGCTTCCGGGGGGAGAGAAGAAATTGGCAATACCCCCCGCTATAGGCGTGTCATAAAGTCCGCGAGCCATTGTGGAAAAGGGGCTAAGTACTGTTGGCAATACCTCTGTCAGAAAATCGTTGAGCTTCTGATTACGCGCACTTTGCTCTTCAAAAGTTTCTTTAGCCACGTTAGGATTAACGTAGTTGAGGGAATTATCCCCGCCACCGCTCGAACCACTGGCCCCAGAAAGCCCCCCGGTAGGTGCAACCGTTGTGGCTCCTTGCCCGCCGGGTTTGGTGTAGAGCCCCGTTCTAGGATTGTATGTGTAGCCACCTACCGTGCCCGTAACAGAACCGCCTCGGTCAAACTTATCCTGCCCCATGTACGCAGCCATGTCGTTACCGTTTGACATGTCCTCAACGGGACCGCCCACAGCCATGTACTCTGGGCCGGGGGCTTTGTAGGGGGTGAGTGCGGTGTACTGGTCGTTGAAATACTGACGCTCTCTGGACGACATCGGATCGTTTGGCGTGCGGTCAAAAGCCCCGGGAACCTTAGTGCGGGAGTACGTGTAGGGGCGGATTAAACCCGGACTGGTTAGAGTAGGCACATTTTTGTCGTCTGAGCCAGAGAGCGCAGCAATCCCAAGAGCAGCAAGCGGCAGTTTGTTGGCTTTGGCAAACTCCAACGCGGCACTGGGGCTGGCAGTAACGGCATTGAATCCCGCGCCGAGTTTGTCCGTTTGGCTGGCACCTAAGCCGGGGCTATAAGCTCGGTCAAAACGTGCAAAATCGCCGGTCGAAGGTCCGGCTTGCGCACCCAACTCAGCGCTATAAGCGCGGTCAAAACGAGCAAAGTCACCGGTCCCACCCAACTCGGCTGGACTAATTGTTGGCGTTGTTGTTGGGATTGCGGGTACTGCTGGCTGCGGCAACGCGTCGGTTACAAACTTGCCCGGAACGCCCGCTAGGGGCTGCATACCCGCCGTAGCTCCGGCGCTAGAAGCGGGGACAACATTTGCCAAACTTTCTGGTACAACCGCTTGGGGAACAATTGATTCAGCGGCTGGGGGCACAACTGCGTTAGCTCCAGCGGAGGACAACGCGTTTGTGCCTGCGCCCATTAGACTTTCGCCAAGCCCGGAGCCGCCGTACGCGCCCAGACCGGCCATCAAACCCTTTTCCAAGCTCTTAGAAGTAAGGGCAGTAATGCCCCCGACTGTAAGGCCCGCCATAGCGGAAGACAACCCAAATCCGGCAGGGCCAAGCGCAAAACCAGCAATCATCGGCAGTATGCTTTTTAGGAAGCCTGCTTCTGCCAGACCCGTCTCTGGATTGATGGTTAGCGTGCCGCCGTGTTTCAGGGCAAGCGCTTGCAGACCCGCGACTTCTTCGGGGGCCATGTGGACCAGCATGGTGTCAGGCCCGCGACCTAGCGCAGCGAGTCCTTGTGCAGTTTGATTCATGGTTGCCTCTGAAATCGGGGGTGGGTCGAGTTTATCATGGTGCTGTCTTTATGCGAAGCATTTGACTATTTACCTGCACACCATCCTGCGTGTCTCTGTACACGTCGCCAAGCCTTAAAGTAGCGAGATCAGCGTCGGTTGGGAGCGTATCAAGGTTCAAGTTTAACGCAGCCCCAGCTATGTCTCCGGGGTTGTCCAACTGGTTGAAATACAGACGTATGGAGCTAAGCAACACCTCCATATACTGTTGGTTGTATTCAGCCGGTGGACTTACTAAACGCGGAGCGCGGACGAGAGGATTGCTCATGGCTTACCTCCGTCCGTCTGGGCGTATATCAATGGACGGCACACCCAACTGCCACTGCACCCCAAGGGTGTTCGAGCTGATTCGGAACGCCATTTGACGCCCACGAACACGTACATACACGATCTCCGTGAACTGCTGCACTTCGTAATTGCGGGTGGACTGGTAGTTCTGCGTACTAGTGACCGCAGGGGTTGCCGATGCGCTGTAATTCGAACCGGGGTTTTGCCGGGGCCGCAGCGTAAAGGTAACTGCGGGGTTGTTCACCGTAGAGCCGTTGAACGTAACGTCCGGGATCATCCGATAACCAAAGCCGTAGTTGTGCCCGTCCCCGATGTTGATGTCGGCAGATTGGCAGAAAGACGTAATGGCTGTGGGCGGGTTTGTCGCGCCGTCGTCTACACCGCTTTCATGGTATATAAGCTGCCCGTTATATCCTGTAGCCATTGGCGAGGCTCGCAGCGGCGAGTCAAGCCACGCCGTTCTTGCAAGGGTGCCGTAAGACCAGATTTTTTCCAAGTGGTTGTAAATCACGTATCGGTCAACCGCTGTTGAATTTGCGGAGCAGTAAAACCACCAAATCTCGTTGTACCCCTCGTTGGTACCTGAGAAAAACTGATATGACTGGGATAGATTAATGTCGTTAAAAATATACTGACGAAGAGGACAATACAGGGTTTCCACCCGTCCAGAATACATGTAGAACTTGTCCACGCCCATCCAGTAGGCGATGTTGTTGGCTGTAGATGTTGCGTTGGGGCCAACAATAGACAAGTTGTCGGCGAGAAGTTGAAAACCCCATACGTATGGTGGGCCAAGGTATTGCATGGAATACAACGCAGAGTCTGTCCACACCAAAATCTCTTGCCGCGACTGCATAGCAGTAATAATTTGAGAACCGTCACTGAGTGTAAAACTACCAGCTTGGTTGGTGATAGCCGGTGTCCATTGGGTGTAGTCTTCTTGGTCTGACCAGCGTATCAACATAGGGTTTTGTACGGCGGAGCCGTAGTCGTTTACACCAAACCCAATCACAAAGCGTGAAGCGTCCGACACCATGACAAAGTTGCAAACGTCTGGGGTATCCCCGCTAGTGAGCAGAACGCCACGGTCAAAAATGTTTGGGTCGGCGTTGGTTTCCCAGAGATACAGGCCACCACCCCGTGGGTTAAAGATCAAGTCTTCGCCGTAGTTAGACTGACTCCACAAACGAAGCTGGGAAGCAATTCCCGTTGTGGCAGACAACCCCCAACCTGTCGGCGTTGACGAGCCAGTAACGCCACCCCAGCCGCCTGCGCCCCAACCGTTTGGGGCTGTAAAGATTTCAGGGCCAATGGAGATTTGATATGTAAACGTGGCAGCGCCCGTCGTTCCCGAGGAGCTTGCCGGGGAAGAAACAACGATGCTGTACGTATTGGCGCTTAGCACCGTGAGTCTAAATTCTTGGTTAAGTGCTGTTGCTGGAATGCCGTTTATCGCTCCCCCGACACCTGAGATTGTTACAAAGTCGCCCGTTGCGGCTCCGTGGCTTGTGTCGTTTACCGTAACTGTTGTCGAACCATTAACGGTAGTAAACGCATTAGCCGCTACGGACTCTACAAGCCGGATAGGTGTGATGTCGTAAAAAATACCAATGGTGCCGTTCTGAATATAAAACTTGAGGTTTGTGCCAACGCCCAACAAGTTGTAGCCGGACAGCGTAACCCAGTTAAACAAAGAGCGGCATACGCCCCAAAACGACCCCGCAGGGGGTGCCAGCGCAGAATTAGTTGTGCCGGTATCGAGAGTCCAACCGCCAATTTTCTCGGGGTAGCCTGAACGAAAGCGCACCTTGTCCATCTCGAACCAAGTACCCTCGTTGGCCAGAGTTGTGGACTCTTTGTTGATTCCCGGTCTTAGCTGGAGTTTTTGTAGAGGCATGATTCATTTTCCCACGTATCAGGCAAAAGGTCGAGTGCCCGCTTTATCAATGATAAGCGCCTGCTTACGTGGGGTTCCGTCCGGTGTGTTTGTCACACTGATATGCGTCCAAGAATCAAACTCACGGATAATTTGGTCAAAGGGTAAACCCGCAGCAATCACTGCACGTACCACAGCATCGGGAGTCATCCCGGGAACACGGAAGTCTGCCGCGCAACCAATTCTATGCTGGCTCGTGTCTTTGGAGCCAACGCTGTCGTTGACTTGCTTTGACCGGAAGGCGCTGTTAATCATAATCGGCTTGCCGCCCAGCACAGTTTTTACCTGCTCCAAGAACTCAGCAAGCCGTTGCAAGTTGGCTGTCTCGGCTTCGTTTGGCGTGTTGTCAAACTGACGGTGATTTGTAACGGTCAGTTCCGCGAGGGTAAAGTGTGGTGTCATTTGATTGCCGGAGCCTTAGAAAGAAGGTCTGTCTTGGCCTGTGAGCCAGCAGAGGAGCCGAAGTAGTAAGCAATGATGCCTGTCCAAGCGGTGGACAAACTGCCCAGCATCATCAAGATCGTTGGGTTGCTGCCGTCAACCTTGCCAAAAAGCATCATGCCCAAAATGCCAAAGAACCCAACCGTGATGATTGCGGCCAAGGCCGGGGGAACAATTGACCTCGTGGCGGCTTGCATGTCCCGTGCAGACTTCCTGTCTTCTACAGACAGCTTTTCAAAGTTGAGGCCAAGCTCCTGCGCTTGTTTCTGCAACTCGATCTCAGCGATCTTGACTTGAGCAATCTGCTCGGCGGACAGCTTGTTGCTGGAGATCAGGTCGCCCACTTTGTCGGGGTCTACGCCGATTGCCTTGGAGATAGCCGAGACAGCCATCCCCGCCAGTGGACCGCCCATTGCCGTGGCAATTGTGGGCGCGATTTGTTTAAGCCAATCCATTACTGTTTACTCCTTGAAAGCATGGTTGCTGCAATTTGAAGCATGGCGCGGGTGCTGTCCATGTCTTCAGGCTGGGTAGCCCAGCCAACGGTGATTTGCCCAACAAATCTGCCCGGTTCCGGTGGCACACTGATACGGCACGTATAGGTAACGCCCTTGGCGATGTACCACAAACCCATTTCCGACTGCGCTGACTTGTACTCGCTGCACGGAATCTCGTTAGCCATGAGCTTGACCACATCCGAATTGTTGCCTGCGTTCTGTGTAAACAGCCCCACGTCCAGCCCGTCGTTTGTCTTGTCCCTGCCGTCCTTGGCGTAGGCCCGGTGCAGGATGCGTGTGCCAAACATTGAGTTGACCTTGAACACCGCCACGATCTGTGCGCCAGACTGTTTAAACAGATGGGCTGCTGCGTCTTCTACGCGGTCTTCGGCAATGCTGGGAATCTTTCTGGACTCTTTGTACGCCCCTATCAACAACTCTTGGTTTGTATATACAAAGTAGCCAGCAAACGTGAGCACGGCCATCAGCACCATTGCAAAGAGACGGAACGGGCTGCTGACATACGCCAGCACTTTGTCAACTAGGTTTAAACGCTCGTCACTCATCTTTGCTGCTCAAGGATGCCAATAGTGAAATATAAGATCACCCCGACTAAGCTAAAAAAGATAACTGCCAGCAAGGCCAACTCAACAACCTCATCCATCTCTTGCTTGCGCTTGACCGCAGACTCACGCTCCCGCCGCGCATCATGGGCAGACTCCACATCCATCGCCGCTGCTCTGGACTTTATGCGGTTCCAGACGTCTATTTTCCCCGCCTGCATGAACAGGAGTTGCAACTCATCTTCAAACCGTCTAGCTTGGTCGAGCGCCATCTCGATCTGGATGGCCGTGCCCATTGATGACTTGGACTTCTTGGCCTGAACAACCGCCTTGGTGGCGGTGGACTTTGCGTCAAAGTACTTGCCAAGGACAGGCCCAAGAGACGACACATCGTCAACGGTTTTGCTGACCTTCTTGATGAGCGCAACTGCTGCCTGTATGCCTGCAAGGGCTGTAATCGGATCAATCACTTTCCGCTACCTTCTTAGGTTCAGGTTTGCCTTTTTCTCGCCACTGGAGACACCAAACTTCTTTGCGGTCCGAGGACCACGACCACCTTACGCACTCAAAGGTTGGAGCAGGTGCTTGTGCTGCTGGCGGTAATGGCGGCAGCGCGTCCACAATTTACACAGTCCGTTTCTTGCTAAGCTGCTGCGACTTGAGCCTGATACGCCGCAACCACTTCAGCAGTCCAAGCCGCATTGCAGATTGCCACGACATTGGCAGGTTGACCAGTGAGGTCTTGGCCCGGTGTCAGGCTGGTGCGGTGAAAGGTCTGAGCAATCTGGTCGCCGTCTTTTAGGATGCGTGTAGCCTCGCGGTACAGCACAATGCCGTTCTCGGTGACGGTGATTTGGTCGATAACTTTGGTTTCGGTGAGTGCCATTTGATTTCCTTTAAATGTCCGACTGCATAATCCAATGTAGATAATTAAGCAATTTTGTAATTACCATTTACTGCCATAAATCCTTGTGCATCATAAGCAACATTTGCATCAGAACCGCCGCCAGTTGCGACTGAATTAACATTTATTAGTGTGTTACTAGTTCCTGTTATAAGTTGCATTACATGGCCTGCTGTCATTGAAATACCATCAGAATAGTTACTTAAAGATGCGCCTGCGCTATCTGTTGTAAAGGGTAATCCACCTATATTTAAAGTCCCTGTTCCAGTTCCGCTGTTATAACCTATTCGAATGCTAATTAAAACTCTATTTCCAATTTTTGTGTACTGACCAGTTTGCGAGGTATATGTTGCTGTACCAGCAGTAGTGCCGCCAACAATGATTGGCGTAAAAGTCCCCTCCTCATAATCATCCAGCGTGTTTGCGTCAGCGCTTGCCGATTGCGTAGCGGGGAAGGTGATGCCGTTCAAGC